GTTGAAACTTTCAGTTATTCACATAAGGATACTATACTCAAGGCCCAAGGTCATAAAGTAACTATACCTTATGGTCCTGGAGACTGTGGTAGTTTGCTATTAGCCACTCATAAGAATTCTATTCAAATCTCTGGCTTTTTAGTTGCTTCTGTACCAGGTCATGAAGGATATATGGTAAATATTAGAGAAAATGATATTCAACTTGCTATGCAATTTCTGCGCAAGAAGGGAATTAAAATTGGATCTACATCAGAAGGAGTATTCAATCTTGGTAAATATAAACTCACTCCGTTACATAGGAAGAGTCGATTTAATTGGCTCGATTCTGAATCCGTGAGAATTTATGGAGCTCTAGAGAATTATCCGCGTTCTAAGGGGAAATCTTGTGTCAAAGACACTCTTCTTACAAAAGATGCTGTCAAGTTCTTTGGACCCTGCCATGTAGGTGCCCCCATGATGACCACTGGTAATGTTAATGGAGTATGGACTGATGCTTGGCGTCACGCTATGATCATTAAAACTACTGATAATATTAACATGTTAGAATCACAAGTATCAAAAGCGGCGGATGCTTTCTTTAATGATGTGTATTTTAAAAACGACAATCTATCAACACCTCTAACTCGTTATGAGGCTATTAATGGAGATCCCGACATTTATGGTATTGATTCCATTAATACGCAAACTAGTAGTGGATTTCCACTTAATAAGACTAAGAATGATCTCATGATTTCTTCGGTGCGTCCGAGATATCCTCATGGGAAAGATCTGAACCCAGAAGAAGCTGTGGAATTTGAAGAAATGATAAGAACTTATGCGAAAGGGGAGCGACTTCACCCAATATTTAATTCTGCTCTGAAGGATGAGCCTGTCACTTTGAATAAAATTGCTATAGGTAAGACTAGAGTTTTTCAATGTGCTCCCTATAAGTTGACTATAATCGAGAGAATGTATTTTCTACCTTTAGTAGCGTGGATTATGCAAAATAATCTGGTTTGGGAAACAGCTGTAGGGTGTGATGCTACTTCCTTAGATTGGACATGTTTTTACAACTACTTGACTGCTTATCAAAATATGATTAACGGTGATTTCAAGTCTTATGATCAAGAACTCCCACTCATAGTCTTATATTATGCTGCTGATGTCTTAATTCGCTATTTAGCTGAATCGGGATATTCAGAGACTCAAATAAAGATTTGCGAGGGTATTATGGAGGATGTTATCTTTAATGTAACCAATGTGGATGGAGATTTAGTATATTTTACTAAAGGACATGCTTCCGGACACGCTCTCACAGTTATATTAAATAGTATTGCTAATTCTATTTTGATGCGTATGGCTTATAATCATTTAGGTGGTAAATTATCGACTTTTCAGAAATACGTTAAACTATTGACCTATGGTGATGATAATATTGCATCAGTTTCTAATGATGCATATTTCTTCACTCATATTAATATTGCTAAGTATCTGGCCATGTATAATATCCAATATACTATGGCTGACAAGGATGCTAAGCTTGTCGATTATGTCCTTATAGGTGACTGTGAATTTCTTAAGCGGAAATTTGTCAAGGATAGAGAGCTTCAAATAATTCTCGCTCCCTTGCATATTGATTCTTTGAAGAAGAGTTTGATGAAGCGGGTAGATAGAGGAACTATTACCATACAGGAGCACGCGATTGAGGTGCTCACCAATTTACATAGAGAGGCTATGTTGCATGACCCCAGCACATCAATGCGATTGTTTAAATGGATTAGTGAAATGATCGAGAAATTCCACTTACGGGAATATGCTCCTATCGACTTGATATCATATGACGAATTCATTAGAACACGATACGGCGAAGAAGTCTACCTTAGGTTGGGTAGTGATGATGGTGGGTACAGTAGTGATGAGGACCAACTTTGATTGGTCAAAAGCGCTCAGCTCTCAGCGCTTAAGCACGCGAGCTGCCTGTTATTAATGTTTTAAAATGTCCCTTTATATGAGGGTGGGACAGCATAGGATAACAGGTGAAGAAGGAGTTATATTCATAGCCATTGATAGGTGTGTGCCTTCTCAAATATAGAAAGACCTATCCCCTCCGCGCCGAAAGGCGGCACTATACTTGCGACCTTGAGTACAATTGCAGGTGGTGCTAGTATAAATTTAGTACTTGCTACAACTAATACACCAGAAGTCCCTTCAGAGGGCATACCAACCCACACTATTTATAGTGAAACCGTACAACCACCGATACTTGACACTAAACAAGAAATAATGGGTTTTTCCGACTTTAGTGAGAAAATTCAATTATCAGTGAAACAAGGTGATGATCCTTCGATGCATCATCAAACGTATTCGGATGCGACCTTAAATAATTTCTTTGAAAGACCGTATCCGATATACACCACGGATTGGGCATTAGGTTCAGACCTTACTGCTACAATCTACCCATGGCAACTATATTTCTCCCAACCGGCAGTTCAGCGTAAGTTAGATAATTACCATATGATTAGAGCTAATCTAAATATTAAAGTTATGATTAATGGGACTCCGTTCCATTATAGTAGATTGATGGTTTCATATCATCCTCTACCAGCATACAATACTAATGTTGGTGTTATTCCCTACATCAATAATCAACAGAAAGCTGTAAATCTAATGAAATTGTCTCATCTCCCACATTTGATCTTGGATCCATCCAAACAAATTCCTGGTGAGATGGTTCTGCCGTTCATAAATCCCAAAAACTACGTTCGCACAGCTGACATAGATAAGACTACTCCAGTAGCTTATGATATGAGTACAAATTTGGGTTCTTTATATCTACAATCAACTGAGATTTTAGATGCCGTGTCCACAACAGCTGCCGCCGCTATTACGGTAACTGTTTTTGCCTGGGCTACAGAGGTGGAATTAGCTATCCCTACAGATGGTTTAGTTTCATCAAGCAGTCCAGGCCAGGGTAAACACTCTATGCCTAAACCTTTGAAACCCACCTTTGTTTCGAATTTTAAGGGCAAAGTTCAGGCGCTTTCTCAGATTTCGGTCCCACCGGATGAACAGAAAGACGGACTTATTTCGAGTGTTTCTTCTGTTGCGGCGAGTGCAGCAGGAGCTTTGCAGGATATACCATTTATTGGAGATTATGCAAGAACTGCCAAAGGAGTTCTTAATGGAGTTACAGGTATTGCTCGATTCTTTGGGCTGTCTCGCCCTGTAGTTTTGACTGATACCCAACCAGTCCAACAAAGACCCTATGGTAATATTGCACATGTTGATGGTGCAGAGACCAC